AAGAGGAGGAATGGTGGTGAAATTTGACGCGAATGACATTGAACATTGGAAACGAGTTGCAGAGCGCTATCGCCGCCAAAGGGACTCGGCCGTTAAGGAGATCAACCGCCTCAACCGTCTGCTTCTTGTGCAAACCGGTAAAGCGCAAGATGGCAATGACTATTTGCGTGAGATCCAACAAAGTGCTGCCCGTGCGCCGTTGACCAAGAAGCTTTTCAATTGGTTAGGGGCATGGAGATGAACCTACACTTAACCGACGCCTTAGAGAGTGCGGCACGTGAGGCGGAACAAAAAGAGCGAGTAGGTGATGCGTTTTTATTTCGTGCTGCTGCCCTACACATCAAAGACTTACAGGATTACAAGCTGGCATGGGCAAAACTTCATGAGGAAAAGCAGAAAGAGAAAGACACTTATGCAAAAGAATTTAACCAAGCCAACAAAGACGGACGCGAGTTCCCCTGAATGGCAATTAATGTTGACTGAGACTATGGAAAAAGAAAACTTCTTCGATACAAAGCTGATGCTAGCTTGGCTAAAGCGTACGTGGTATCACGCGTTTTGGCCTTTAGCAGCCGCTTTCTTTGGCTTTTTAATAGGCAGTATGGATGCTGAATCGCGCATCGTGAGTGATTGCAAATATGCGCAAGCGTTTCGCGTCAGTCAACAAGCGTTTACTTGTCAGAGGAAAATATAATGGCTAGAACCTTCTCCTGTGAGCATACGTTGTTGGATGCTCTGCTTAAGTTTTATAAGCTAGAAACGGATAGAGAGCTTGCTGCGCTTTTTGGTGTGCAACCGGCGGCGCTATCAAAGATTCGTATTGGGATTAACCGCGTTAGTCCAGAGATGATTCTAAAGGTACACAAGATGACGAACTGGCCCGTGGACCGCATCATTTTGCTCTCGAATTATGAAGATTAATACTCAGTATTGTTTTGGGACACTACGCTGCCCTATACATGTGTGCGAAAACTGTGATGAATCCCGTGATTGCGCAGAAAAATACAATGAAATAAACGGCATAGTTGAAGAGGAAGAGGAAGACGAATGATATATGACGATTATTTTTGGACAGAACTTTCCTACGAGCGTTGGGCGTTTGTTGCACCAAGCGGCGAGATCCTAACCAAGGTGACGTACAACAACGTAGATAAAACGTATTTAACGGAAGACAGGGAGTTCATGACGTTAGAAGCTGCTAAGTTGTTTGCCATTGCGGTGTTAAAGCGCTTAGGCAAGATGGATGATAACGAGGAGGATGCCGATGAGTCTTTACGTTCTTTATGAGCACTACTGCGACTTTTGTGGGGGCAAAATTCATGGCGAGAGTTATCTCTTGCGGCAGGACTTTGGCTTCAAGGCTCCCGAACCACGGGCCAACAACTTTCGCACTGGAGTACACAACTGGGATTTATGCACAACGTGTGTGACGCCTATGCGGGAGAAGTTAGACGAAAAGATAGTGGAGTTACGTGAAGCAGGTTTATTAAACGCTCCTCGCACTACGCAGGAGATCGAAGAAAGGAGAAACAAATGGGTTGGTTAGTTGGGTTAGGTTTAGTCGCTGCGTGGTTCACGCACATCTTTACGTGCTTTGCGACAAGTGCATGGGGCTTCTTAATTGCTGGAGCACTCTTTTTCCCCATCGGCATTCTCCATGGGTTATGGCTATGGTTCACCTAGAGCAGGGGCAAATCTATCTGCCCAAGGCCCAAGGATCACGGCACAAGTATCGCCGTATCGTTGGGATAGTCAATGGTATGGTGTTCTATTGCGTAGGCAAGGACCGGCTGTTTAACTGCTCTGTCAAATCATTCATGCGGTGGGGCAAACTCAAGGAGAAGAAAAGTGTTAGAGCTAATACCGTTGATGTTTGAGCCCGCTCCGATGCTGATCTTTGCAGGCGGAATACTGGTAGGTGTTGCAGTATCTATCCTTGCGTTTGTTGCGTTTATGTTGGTGGATTGGGGGTGAACGGTTATGACTCAGTATAGTCACACGTTGTTGGATACGTTAATGAAGAACCACAAGCTTAAAGACGATAGCGAATTGGCTGCGTTTCTTGAGGTATCTCCTTCAACGATTTCACGCCTGCGACAAGGCAAACAACGTTTTAACGGCGACATGATCCTACAGGTGTACGACATGACGTTTTTAGAGATTGAAGAGATCCGTAATTTATTGAAAGACGAGCCGCAGTTTATTGGTAGACGGGAGGAATGGGAATGATTAATATGGTTATCGGAGCAATCATTGGCCTACTCGTGGGCTACGGATCAAGCGCCATGGAACAAGAAAGCGTTTATAAACAAGGACTTATAGACGGTGTTGCAAAAGAGAGACAGCAGCGACGTATGCAGGTAGCTAAGGACAATGCGTGTGTGCTGTGGTGGACGCAAGCAGATGGTAGGACGTTACTACAGGCAAAGAGGGCGGTATGTGGGAAGTAGAGATGACACCGTATGCTGATGCGTTGGCCCAGCTTTTGGGACTTGATGCGGGGACCGAGGCTCAGGTGCTGTATGTGCACTTAAATTCTGGGCGAGTGCTCGTGTTTCTCGGCGCACCGGTCAGCGAAACGGATATGGACGAGGTCAAGGAAGTGCATTTTGGTGAGCTTATTGACCCTATCGTCTTTGCTTTTGCAGCGGATAGGGCAGAAAGTAGTACCTTGCCGCAATAAAGTGTTTGCTCGGGGTAAAAGGTATGCTAGATTAAGTGCGGGGAATGGACTCCCCAATCTCGCTTATTTGCCCCCCGCTCCTCCGTGGGGGCTTTTTTTAAATAAATAGTTGACGTACGGATTGAATCCGTTTAGTCTACAAACTCTATACAGTTAGACAGGAGAAAACGATGTGGCTATATGCTGATGACGACGCAATTCGCATAAACCTTGGGGTTTATACCTTGCATTTTAGGCGCGATAGATCAGACAAGATCGCTATTTCCCATGCCAGTGGGGAGGGTGGTGAGTTTTCCCGTGCCATGTTTGAAGATGCTATTCATAAGTTCTATGAGGAGAATTTCTGATGAAAGCGAGGAAGAAGAATGACTAACGAAGAAATTATTCGCATGGCGCGTGAGGCTGGATTGCATATAGCAACCGATCATGATTGGATGCCAATTATTGCTCTTGCATACGCAAAGAAGTTTGCTGAAGTAGCTCGTGCAGCCGAGCGTGAGGCTTGTGCAACGGTGGCTGAATCGTATGAGCCGAGATGTGATACTTGTCCAAGTGGAGTATCTAACGCTATCCGTGCAAGGGGGCATTGATGAAACTAGTTATTAACAGAGATTATGGCGGGTTTAGTTTATCGGACAAAGCAGCAGCTCGATACGCGGAGCTTACAGGCACTACGGTTAATAACTGGGGTTGCCGTAACGTGGACCGTGATGATCTAGCGCTCATTCAAGTAGTTGAAGAGATGGGAGAAGCAGCCGACGGTATTTTTGCAAGCTTGGCTATCGTTGAAATACCTGATGGCGTGAAATGGCAAATCGAAGAATACGATGGCTTGGAGTGGATTGCTGAAGAGCATAGGACGTGGGGGAAAGAATGGTAAAACCAACACAAAAACTATTGATTGTTGCCTTTTGTTTTTTACTTACGGCTTGCAGTGATAGCCCTCCTATACCTCCTGAAAAGGTTGAAACATTCATAGTAGGGAAGTATGAAGACTGCACTCTTTATCGGACGAAAACTATCAAAGGCCCAGATGTTACGTGGGTGCGCTGTAAGAAAGAGCCAAAAGTAGTTGAGTCTCAGCATACAGAAAGCTGCGGCAAGGGTTGCACTCGTACTGTGCTGACTAAAACGATTGAGGAGGCAGAATGAAACCACACAAACACGCAGAGATAATTAAACAGTGGGCAGACGGAGTTGAAGTTGAATATAGATTACACGATGGTGCGAAGGGCTGGAGTGAATGGAAAACGCTTGCTCACGATAAACCATTTTTGTCAGACAGTTGGTTTGAATACCGCATTAAGCCACAGAACTTATCAGCTGCTTACATAGTTGACCATAAGTACAGCGTGAGAGCGCCAGAGCATTGGGAGAAGCCCAATCTCACGCTTACTTTTGATGGCGAAACTGGAAAACTTAAATCAGCGGAGGTTATATGAAACCAACAAACAATCTACGTTTTGTTAAACGAGCGATACCTATACACGGTGAATCACATAACCCTAACGGTTCAGTGGGCAGAGTAGTAATGATCCTTCAACAGCAATGGATAAACGAAGATAAATTCGACGTTATTACTGGGAAGCTGTATGCCGAATGGCGTGACGTTCCATTGGAGGAAGAATGAAACCCTACGAAGAAGTTTGCTTCCCCTTTGGGATCATACGATGGACAAGAGAAGGTGATTTATACGTATGTCGCCTGTTGGAACATCAAATGAACGAGATAAAAGAAATTCATGAGCAGCCATGGGTTAAAACGTATTCAGGTGGCAAGCCTAACTATACTGAACCTTGTGAGCGTTGTGGTGAAGTTAATCCAGCAGAGATACATACGTGTACACCTAAGCAGCCTGAACCGGAGCCGGTGGCGAAACCTGAAGGATGTTCTGTTTGCGGCATTAAAGGCATTCATGCTTGCCCCGGCTACAGATGGCGGCAGGGCGACACACCTCCGACTGCAACCTACACCACCCCACCACAGCGCGAATGGCAAGGGCTGACGGAAAAAGAAACTATTGACCTTGCGCTTAGTGCTTTTGCACTCCCTGAAGTTTCTTCAGAAACACGAGAAAAGATACACCGAGATTTAGTTATTGCGATGAATGACCAAGATAGTCGTTTGATGCTTTTTGCGGCGAACATCGAAGCCAAACTAAAGGAGAAGAACAATGACTGACCGCGAACTTATGCAGATGGCACTGGATGCGTTGGAAGATGTCGATGGAATAGACACCGAAACCGAATGCGTGACCATTGATGTTGGCGAGGTAATCGAAGCACTACGCTCCAGACTAGCAAATGAATTTAACCCTGACTGGAATCAAGTAGAGGCATTGCAGGAATCGCTTCGGGAACACATGGCTGAGATTCAAAGACTCCGCACAGCATTAGCGCAGCCTGAGCCAGTCATACAAGCACGGAAGGAAGGCGATTTAATCGTGGTGGATCTGCCGCAAGTTCCAAGGGGGAGTGGTGGAATTATTAAGGATGAGCAGCCTGAACCGGAGCCAGTAGGGTGGATTGGTTATTTTGAGGGCAACCTTGTTAGTTTTCTTCAAACCCAAGAACAAGTAAATCAATTTTTAGAAAACACCGAACCTGTTGGACAAGTTTTTCCTGTCTACGCCGCCCCACCAAAAAAGGAATGGCAAGGGCTGACTGAGGAGGAAATTTTAGAGGAGTATAGGCAATCGTATGGTGACGATGGGAATTTGACTGATGTTTATTTTGCCCAAGCCATTGAAGCCAAACTAAAGGAGAAGAACAATGGATGAGCCCGTAGCCTTCATAGACGTAACACACAGAACTCTTGAATGGGCAAAACCTACGCGTTGGGAAACACCAACGGTTGTAAACATGCCCTTCATACCTCTTTACATAGCCCCACCAAAAAAGGAATGGGTCGATCTTACAGAAGAGGAGATTGAAGACTTAACGAGTGTAATGTTTGAAGAACCGTCAAACGAAGAAGTTATAGATTTTGCTTCACGTGTTCAAGCCAAACTAAAGGAAAAGAACACATGACCGACCGTGAACTATTACAGATGGCGTTGGATGCGTTGGAGCAATGCGTATCTACATGCCTTGACCAGTACTCGCACGAGCAAGTTATGTCACGCCCGGAACACTTTATGAATCAGGCAATGGGCGCACTCCGCACAGCATTAGCGCAGCCTGAACCGAAGCCGGTGGCGACTCTGTTTGGTTCTTTGCCTGTTTATGACGTACCAACAAAGCAGGAGCCTGTAGCGTGGATGCACAACTTTATCGACGAGGTTGTTATTGCCCATCGACCTGTGGATTTAGACCGACACCCTGACAGATGGACTGCGCTGTACAAAAACCCAACACCATGCCAAACCTGTGAAGCCTTAGCGCGTACCGTAATGATGGATCAAACATCGCACGACAATCCACCACAGCGCGAGTTCATAGGGCTGACGGATGAAGAAATAGGTGCAATGGAGAAGGAGTATTTGTTTGGAGGTAAAGAGTTTGATGATGAGATTGGTTATTGGGCGGTTTACCGCGCCATCGAAGCCAAGTTGCGAGAAAAGAATGGATAAGTTTCAACAAGCCACGACAGATCAACTGTATTTCCGTGACCCGGATATTGATCCCCCGCCCCGCGGAACGAGCATGCTGTTACTAAACCCGGGCTTTGTATGCGTAATCGGTGTATGGGATGACACGTGCATAGGCTGGTGCCCCAAGCCAAAAATACCAAAGTCGTTGAAAGAGAAACATGCCAAAGCAAAAGAAACCTGATTTTGATTGGGAAGCAGTCATCAACGGTAACCGTATTGGTGTGCATCAGGTATTGCAAAGCATTAAGGATGGTGCAGTGGATGAGCAGGAGTTTGAGAAGCTACAAAACTTCGTGCAGTTTTCCCTTGCTTTGATGCAGTTATGTGGACCACAGAAGTGGGCGCAGGCAAAACTAAATGCAGAACTGATGAACTATTTAAAGGAGAAGAGCAGTGGATAATTTAAGTGACGAAGAGAAGATTATATTTAACGCTATCGCAAAAAAAGATAAAACAAACACGCCTCCACAACTTTTGCTTGAAACAAACATGTCACGCTCATATGGGGGTCATTACGGGTATACGGTATACGAACCATTACCAAATGGTGAGTTGAGACTTGTCGGGTATGTAGGTGACAAAATTTAAAGGAGAAAGAAGATGACTGATCAAACTAATTACGTATACAAAACCATAGGCGCAGCACGCTTTCACTTACCTGATGGCATGTACACCATTGAAGAATTAGAAGACATTGTAGAAACCTTCAAACAAGCGAGAGCCATACAAAACGAACGCTTGAGAATGACCATGCAGCCTTTATCGGAGAACAAATGAAAAACGTATTCGATAGTTACAAGGATGATATTAAGTACCGTATTTGGCTGGTTTTTTGGTATTACAAAGAGGAGCCGCAGTCGCCCTCTATCTATCCCCAACTCATTCCGTATGGCTTTGAGAAAGAAGAGGAAGCTAACCGTATACGCGATTTGTTGGCTGACTACGCAGAGAACAAACACTTCGGTGTGCGTTGTGTCGAGATTGCGTGAGGAGAACAAATGAAAAAGTTCGATGAAAAGGTGTTCTTTGAACGTAACTACTGGGACAGTTATGCCGCCTTAAAGCGCCGTTATGACGTTGAAAATGAGCAAAAATGGCGTGAAGAAATCGATAACATGCCGTGGATCACGTTTCCAGCGGATTGGAAGGTGCGGATAATTCCGCCCTTTGGGGACGCCGTCGTGCGCTTTAATGTGGAGCTACCCTCCGGTGCTTTGCGCTCCGTGTACCTCGATTCACGGTGCTCGCTGGGCATTTGGTGGGACGAGGACCAAGGCCCGGTGCCTTATTGGGAGGTGTACCCGCATCACGGGGATGTTGGCCGGTGCAAAAAAGAGAATATCGAAGAGTTGCTTCGGATGATTGGGGATGAGGAGGAAGCAGATGAATGATGAGCTACGCAAACTAAAGGAGTTTAACGACCAGCTATGTGCTGAGAACGATCGTTTGCTCGAGCAGCGGACCATGCTGGTGGAAGCATTGCAGCAGGTTATTGATTTACCAGAGGACAGTTTGATTCATTTTAAGGTAGCGCGTAGGGCATTAGCCAGATTGGGAAAAGCAGATGATGGAAGTAATTGACGGAAGATTTGGTAAGCAGGTACCTGATGATTTATCCCAGAGGCTGCGGGAGTTGGCCGACGAGGTTGACAAAGGGTACATCACGGGGATGGTCATAGCGTACATAGGTGACGCGGAATATTCGTTTGTGTTTGGTACGAGTTTGTCTGAATCCATTGTGCTATCTACCCTGTTGCATCAGAGCAGTATCGATAGGATGAGGGTGTAGCATGACAAGAGACGACATTATCCGCATGGCGCAAGAGGCTGGATTTGAGGTTGATGAGAATCACGATGTATGGGTTACTGATGGGTATTGGTTGCGTGAACTCGAACGCTTTGCTGCATTAGTCGCAGCAGCAGAACGCGAAGCGTGTGCGAAGGTGTGTGAACAATATGAAACTGGCAGGCCTGAATACCATGCAGAAACATTAGCAAGAGCTATCCGCGCAAGGGGGAATAGATGTTGACCAGAAAAGAAGCATTCAAGATGGCAATGGACATTGACGGCCACATGAATGACAACCCACACGGAATAGATTTAAGCTGGGATAGCATTGAGAAGCTTGTCAATGAGGCGTATGCCAAAGGCGCAGCAGCAGAGCGTGAGGCGTGTATCCGTGACTGCGACAGCGTGGACTTAGCTGGTGCTGACGATTGCATTGCCGCTATCCGCGCAAGGGGGCAGAGATGACGTACGTGCACATCAATGCACCTAAAGCAGTAAAGCGAAGTATTCACTCAGGGCACTGTCCTGATTGCAAGCGTAATAGTCGATTCATTGGTTTGTTTTATGAGTGGTACGGCTGGGATACAACGTGCCTGCGTTGCGGACGCAGCTGGTCAGACGGCGAATGGAGGCCGCTGCCGTTCTATCGGAATGCACGACGCGACAGCATAGCTTCTGCAAAATCTTATTGGCGAAGGGGGCAAGGATGACCACGCGGTTCTGTACAAGCTGTCGATGCATGCGAGAGGGAGCAGGAGGGGTATTTAGGAAGTCTAAAGTAAGCGGGCGATGGATTTGTGGCCCGTGCCTCGAGCATAAAACAGAAAGTGTCTACAAAAGCAACGCAAAACAGGGAAATAACGGAGCCATTTTACATAACGTGGCAAAAGAGGCCGTCAGGTAAGGAATAATCCTTACCCGAAGGGTTAACGGTGCATCGGTTTTAAGTTAACAATAGGGTGGGTTTAAGTTTACAGTTGGGCGGTTGGTGGGGGAGAGGGGAAGGGCAAAGGATGGAGGGGATAGGGCGAAGGGCAAAGGAGCGCGGATCAAGGCGCTTTTTTGTTGGGTAAAGTGTTGTGGTAATGGTAATTGTATTGGGGTACTTTTTTGCTTAAAAAAGAGGCAGGTAGAGAGGGTCAAAAGGTCCCTTTTTTTGGGTAAAAGGGGGTTTTAAAATTTAAAAGGGGGTGTTTTTTATCCATTACGTTTCTGTCTTGATAACTGGGGCATTTCATCACACCAACGCTTCTATATAGGGTGCGTCTGACACAAAAATTCTAAATTTTTTTTTTTGATGAAAAGTATCCTTTTGGACGTAATGCCGCAATAAGCTAGTGTTTATGCGGGTTTTATATTACGGTTGTCAAAGAGAGAAGTGTGTGACGTAATTGCAAGCTGGAAATATACGGGGTGCGCGCGCGAAGTCATTTTTTTTTTTTTTTTTTTTTTTTGTGTTGGCCGCACCCTATAAGGGAATCCTGCAAATAGTTTTTGATGGTACAGTTTGGCAGGGTGTTTTTTTGAAGCGGGGTTTTGGAGAGGTCGATGAAATGGGATGAGGAAGCTCCAATTTATAGGGGTATTAAATCGAGGCGTCACACGCTGGGAATGACGGTCAACGGGCGCATGCGGTACCCGTTTAAGGCGATGATTGTGAACGATTACTTTGTTGTCGAAAGTACTACAGCGGCTATTGCAGTGAGAAATGCTTTGAAGTCGTTTTATCGTCGCATGCCTAGCCGACAGTTTACTGTTCGGCAAAAGCAGGACGTAGACGGATTGTGGATTGTACGGAGGGTAATGTGACTAGACGTAAGAACGAGACGAGAACAACAGTAGCGATGCCTGCGTTGCCGCAGGACGTGTTGGAACGGGTGGCTAAAGCTCACAGAACGGATAAAAAGGGCAATATCGTAATGTTGTCACCAAAAGAGTGGGCTTTTGTGCATGAGTATGTGACGCGGGATGGCTCAATGACGCGAACAGAAGCGGCTATTCGTGCTGGATATAGTCCTAAAAACGCTACGAGCGTGATCCGGGTGTTACTGGACCCTGAGCGCTCTCCGCATGTTGTGGCGGCCGTGAACGAGTTGCGCATGGAATTAGCGGAAAAATATGGGACGAGTTTTGAAAGGCACATGAGGGACCTGCAGATGATCCGTGACAAGGCGATCGATGCGGGAGCATGGTCTGCTGCTGTACAGGCGGAATACAGGCGTGGACAGGCTTTGGGGACTATTTACGTGGATCGAAAGGAAATCAGGCACGGCACAATTGATTCGATGTCTAAAGAGGAGGTAATGCGCAAGTTGGAGGAACTGCGCAAGGTATACGGCGGAAAACCCCCTCAATCGATAATGGACGTTGAAGTGACTGAAGTGGAAAAATCGAGGGTAAAAGAAATTGAAGCGGAACCGGCCGACGCCGTGTTGATTGACGATACGCCAAAATTTGATCCGGAGGAATTGCTGGTTGAATTAAAACCGCCGTTGCGCGAGGAAGATTGGGAACTTAACGACGATGACGATTAAACCGGAAGCCGCTCTGGCTAAACGCGTGCGAGATAATTTGCCCGGTTGCAAAATAACTCGTATTGAATCGCGGGCGAGCCTTGGGTTTCCTGATTGCGTGATTGCTTTTGAAAAAACCGGGCGGTTCGTCCCGGTTGAATTAAAAGTTGTGCAGGCGGGACTAAAAGTAGATTTAAGGCCGCATCAAATAAGCTTTCACTATGCGCATGCGGATATCGGCTGCAAAACCTATATTTTAGTTGAATATTGGCCGCCAAAAGGCGAAAAAGAACTTCGTTTATATTCGGGCGCGCAAGCGATTGAGTTACAAAAACAGGGCCTGCGATTGCCTGCATTGAATAGTTGGCCTTTGCGCGGGATGCAATGGGGCGAGCTTGCCGAAATAATTTGTTGACTTTGCCGGGCGCACTGGCAAATTACGGCCAGCAATGAATACAGGAGAAAATAAACGTGGTAATTCAAAAACGCTCGCGGGCGTATAAGCGATTTTATCGGGACCGTGTACGTTATCGGCCGCCTGATCCGCCCGAGCGGGCGCGCGTTAATTGGTTATCGCATGCGCGGCGATTGCTGGGCATGTTTTTAGTGCATGCAATTATTGGCGGGAAATAAAATTTGCTTGCAAAATAATTTTTTCCGCTGTTATACTATCCGGGCAGGAACAAATTAATACAGGAGAAAATAACCATGCTAAAAACTGTTGCTATATCATCAAATCGCAAAACCGGCCCGATTGCTGTTACTTATCGCTCGGGCATGCATGAAACTTTTGGCACGTGCCCGAAAACGTGCGAATTAAACCCTCGTGGTGATTCGGCTGCCGATATCGTAGACCGCGATTATCTGGCCGCATTAAAAAAGGCGGTGCCGCGCAAGGGCATTGCATGGACCTATTCTCATTTTTCTGCAGAAGCTTTACCGATACCGAAAAAGGGTGAAACCGTGATCAATTTCTCGGCCGATAATATGCGGGACGCCGTGAACGCTATTGAACTCGGCCGCCCGGCCGTATACGCGGCCCCTAAAGATACAGCGGAGCAATGGCCGCGGGTTTTTCAGGGCGTGAAGTTTATTCGCTGCCCGGCCGAATTGTCGGACACTTTCACGTGCCAGCAATGCGGTAATGGCCGCCCCTTATGTGCTCGTCCCGAGCGCGATTATGCGATTGTTTTTGTTGCGCATGGTACGGGAGCAAAGAAAGTCGGAGCGGATGAAAAGGGCGGTTGTTATGCGGCGAGCGGGCCAACGGCGATTCAATGGCACGGCGTGAAAAAATCAGGCCTACAAAACGATTCGGCCGCGTTAATAGCCTTTGCAAAATCATTGCCGCCGGGATCCATGCTTCGGCATCACGTGGCGGGTGATATCGGGCAAGAAAATTAAAGCTTGCACGGGCGAGAAAATAGCGCGATAATTCCAGGGCGGAATTAATCCGCTTACTTATACGGGAGAAATAAACAATGGAAAACAAACTTGCCCCAGTGGCAACGCCTGAAAAACTAGGCCTATTTGTTGCAAAATCGCTGCATTGGTCCGGTGATTTAATAATGGCCGCGTTCATTGAAGCTTTAACGGACGCAAATTTTCACTCACTCGCAAGCGAGATTGAAAGCATTGCTATACGGGAGGGCCTTTTCAATGAAGCTTGATTTTATTTCGGATCCCGGGCACGGCTGGTGCAAAACCCCCGTGAAGCTTTTGCAAAAGCTTGATTTAGTCGAAAAAATCACTCATTACAGTTACATTCGGGGCGATTATGCTTATTTAGAGGAGGATTGTGATTTATCGTTATTAATGGCCGCCGCCCGTGATAAGGGTATCGCCCTCAGTTTCCGGGAGCGCAATAGTCCCGAGCGGCCGTCCCGCGTGCGTAATTATGAGCACTATTCGCCGGGCCGAGCACTGGCCCGCATTGCACCGTCAAATTAATTTGCACGGGCGAGAAAATTTAGGGCATAATTTCCGGGCGGATCAATTCCGCCCTTTTTAATCTATACGGGAGAAATAAACCATGGCACATATGATCGATGAAACAACCGGCCGCGCCGCTATTGCTTACACTGGCACTACTCCTTGGCATGGACTCGGCCAGCAATTAACGCCGGGCGCAACTATTGAACAATGGACGGAGCAAGCGGGCCTGAAATATACCGTGCTCGAATCATCCGTACGTTATGAAACCCCGGCCGCTACTGAATTGCAGGTATGGCCCGAGAGAAAAGTATTATCGCGCTCCGATACGGGCGCACCCTTGGCCGTGGTGTCCAATGGCTATAACGTAGTGCAACCGGCCGAAATAATGAATTTTTTCGGCGAACTAGCGAAAATTGGCGGGTTTGAATTGGAAACCGCCGGGGCATTATCTGCAGGTAAGCGGATCTGGGCGCTCGCCAAAATCGGGGACGGTGCACCGATTGTCGACAATGATTTAGTTAAACCCTATTTATTGCTCGGCACGTCATACGACGGGACCATGGCAACAGTGGCGAAATTTACTGCGATTCGCGTGGTATGCAATAACACGATCACCGCTGCAGTTGGAGGGTATAGCAATGGCCGCGTTATTCACGGCGAGGGCGAAATAGACAAGGGCTATTTAAAATCGGCCGTGCGAGTACTGCACTCTGAAAAGTTTAATGCTGAATCGGTCCGCCTGCAGTTGGGCATCGTTGCAAATAGTTTTGAATCGTTTTTAGTTCAATCACGTCAATTCGCGGGCGTGCCAATGAGCGAAATTCAAGCGGATGATTTTCTGGCCGAGTTACTCAAACCCTATTGCCGGGCCGAGAAAAAAGAAATTCGTGAAACAAAAGCTTTTGTCCGCATAATGGAATTATTCAAAGGGCGGGCCATTGGATCCGATATCCCGGGCGTTGCGGGCACGCGTTGGGGCATGCTGAACGCCGTTACTGAATTAGTTGATCACGAGCGCGGCCGCTCCAATAATTCGCGCATTGAGTCCGCATGGTTTGGTTCCGGGGCCGCATTAAAAGCCCGCGCAGTGGAGTTACTCGCCGTCTAAATAAGCTTTATTAATCAAACACTTGGCCCGCAATGCGGGCCTTTTTTATTTGCGGTATCTAACAGAAAATCGCCTATTAAATAGGATGTTAACTAAATACCTGCAGTGATTTAACATTTTACATAATGTAGCTAAACCGGCCCTCGTCCCTCGGGCCCTGAAACCCCCAAAATCTACCGTCCCCGCCGCCCCTCGCTCCCCCTCCCGCCCTCCCCGGGCCCCGGTTCCCGGGCACTGGCCCGCCGTCCCCGGTTCCCGGGGCGCGCGCCGTGGTGCACTGGCCCCCGGCCGCGGGCCGTGGCGCTCGGTGCATGCATTGCTGGCCGTGGTGCTCGGGCCGTGGTGCATGGTCCCCGGGCCGCGCAAAGGGTACCTGTATCGATTTTGCGTGGGACGTGAGTGAGCGCTCACCCACCCCGGCGATTTGGCCCCCGTGTGACGGCTGCGGAAGCTATAGCCCGATTTCACACAAACAATTACCACTTGCAACTGTTCTGTTTTCGTGGAACAATGTTCGTCATGAAACCTTGTTCAAAATGCAGAAAGGATAACGATCGAACGAATCAACGTTATTGCAAAGCTTGCCACGCGGCCTACATGCGCGAGCATCGGCCCAAGCATTCTCAGCTACACCCCGAGGCGCGGGCCAAGGCTAACTGCCGTGCTTATGCTAACGTGTACCTAAAGCGGGGGCTCTTGGTCCGTGGCCCATGTCACGTATGCGGCGCTACCTCGTCCCAGATGCATCATGAGGATTACGCTAAGCCCTTAGAAATTCGCTGGCTTTGTAGGATTTGCCATCTTGACCTTCATCGCAAGGAGCGAAATAGGGCCCTTGATGAAAAAAACGCAAATCTCAAAAAAATTTTAGAAAAATTTGAAACCTATGACCCCTGACGACATCGAAGCAGAAAGAATCAAGTTAGAGTTTCGCCTAGCGCAAATCGAAACCCGGGAGCGCGCAACGTCATCCTTCTTGGATTTTTGTTTGTACGTCTGGCCGGAGATGATTGTCGGTGAGCATCATCGTAGGATTGCAGCGGCGCTTGATCGAATCATCTCGGGTCAATGTAAGCGCTTGATGATCGCCATGCCCCCGCGCCACGGTAAGTCACAGATGGGGAGTTATTTGTTTCCCGCGTATCTGATGGGCCGTTTGCCTCAGTCCAAGTTGATTGTTGGATCGCACACGGCGGAGTTAGCTCAACGCTTTGGACGGATGATTAGGAACTTGGTCGCTGAGGAGCGGTACGCGGAGCTTTTCCCTAACTTCGGGTTGTCGGCGGATTCAAAGGCGGCCGGTCGTTGGGATACCAACGCAGGGGGTGAAGCGTTTTTTATTGGTAAGGGCGGTGCGATGACCGGCCGTGGCGGTAACGTGGTGATCTTGGACGATATTTTGGACGAGCAGGATGCGTTGTCAGATACGGCCATGGAGAACACGTGGGAGTGGTATACGTCTGGACCTCGTCAACGTTTGCAACCGGATGGGGCGATTGTGATTATTAACACCCGTTGGCGGACCGATGATTTGACGGGAAGGTTATTAAAGCAGCAAGGGCAGTTGAAAACGGATCAATGGGAGATATTGGAGTTTCCGGCGATCCTGCCAAACAATGAGCCGCTGTGGCCGGAGTACTGGTCGCTGGAGGAGTTGGAAAAGGTCAAGATGTCTATTGGCTTGCGCAAGTGGTTAGCGCAATGGCAACAGCAGCCAACCTCTGAAGAGGGGGCGATATTAAAGCGCGAGTGGTGGCAGATATGGGATAAGACTGAACCACCGCAGTGTGAGTACATCATTCAGTCCTACGATACGGCGTACTCCAAAAAGGAGAGCGCGGACTTCTCTGTCATTACGACGTGGGGCGTGTTCTATCCGGATATGGACTCGGGGCCGAATATTATTTTGTTGGATGTTAAGCGTGGGCGGTGGGACTTCCCGGAATTAAAACGCATCGCCAAAGCACAGCACGATTATTGGAAGCCGGATAATACGTTGATCGAGGCTAAAGCAACGGGGATCACGCTGCAGCAGGAGCTGCGTCGAGTAGGGATTCCTGTGACTATGTACAATCCCGGTGGCAGACGTGCAGGGCAGGATAAGGTAAGTCGTGCGCATTCGGTCGCTCCCATGTTTGAAAGCAGGATGGTCTGGGCACCGGAGACGGAATGGGCAGAGGAGTTGATCGAGGAATGCGCAGCATTTCCCAACGGCGACTATGACGATATGGTCGATTCGACAACACAAGCCATGATGCGGTTTAGGTCGGGGAATTTTGTGACGTTAAACGATGATGATACGGAAGAAGGGACGAGCGATACGCTTGTGCACGAGTATTATTAGCCATACAATCTCTGCCAAATCAACTAGTTGAGGCGTGGGCCATGAATATTGATGAACGCAATAATTTGATTGCCCTTGCCAAGGACGCTGGGGAATAC